ATGCTGTTGAAGCGGAACTTCTCCTCTCCATCTTTGATAATCGTGGCTACCCAATCGCCAAAAATATCATCGTTGATGATGTAAAACAGTTCCTCGCCGTTACGCAGTGTGCTATGCCAAGCCCACTTAAGATTCATGGCAGGGTCATTTTGTAGTAGGCGAGAATCTCACTTTCCGTATCAAAAATGGTGCGGGAATGAATCATATCCGCCTCAGAATTACCTCCAGCCCGGCCCACGTGAGCAACACAGCTCCGGCACTGGATATGTAGATGATATCCACGATGGCGCTGATCCCCGGCACGAATGACGCCAACACCCACGCAACGGTCAGGAGCGCAGTGAGCTTCGTGAACTTGCGCCGTATGTTGGTTGACGTCTGCTCGCGCCAGATAACAAACTTGTCGGCAGCGCCTTTCACTTCAAGATAGCTGTTGACCAGTTTCCTGTACGCCTCGAACGCCTCCTTGCGCTCGTCCATGCTCAGACCTTCGTCACGCATGAGCTGCGTGACCAGCATGGTGCGCCGCTGAAAGTCCTTGTCCACCTGCTTCTGTAAACGTAATACTTTGCTCATGATTCTCTCCTATCGGTGTGTATCAGTTTAATAAAAGCCACTGCGTGTTTCAACCTCTTGAAGCTCATCGCCCCATCAAATTTGCAGCAGTGGTTATTGGACGTGACGATGTATACATCACCTACCTTCTGCACGTCCGCATGCCACAGCTGCTCCATGCTAGACACGATCGCGAATCCACCGCCGTATCTGGTGGAATACACCCACTTGAAGTTGCTCATGGCAACACCATCTCGGCATAGGCTATGCATTGGTCGAGTGTGTCAAATCTAGCAGGGGCGATGTACTCCCAGTCCTCCTTCCAGTAAAACCGCACTTCCCACAGCTCCTGCGCGCTGAGGTATTCAGCTGATCCTTTTACCTCCCCATCCAGTTCTATGGCGAAAAAATAGCTGGACAATCTTCTTACTTCGACGTATCTCACAGGTTCTCTCCCATCAGTTTGGCCAGAGCTATGAATCGGCGTCGTGGCATATTGGCGTAGGGCCAATCATGTCGGTCCTGCGTGTTCCTGCCGTAGTAGTGGATCGTCCCCCTCGCGGTCATGTACGCAATAAGATCGTCACCAATGCTCCGGTCCCCATCTACCCATAGGACATCTGTGTCCCCATTGGCCCGCTGCTCTATTTTGATCATGAGAACACCAGCTTGGCGTACGCCTTGGCTTCGTGGAGTGTCCTGAACGCGGGATGATCCGACAGATATTTGCCCTGCTCATGCACACGCCAGAGTGGGCCGACCAACACTATGTATCCGAACGGGTCCGTGTTACTACCTCGGTGTATTGCATAGGTCGGATGGTCGCCTATCATTGTTATTTTTCTGATTTGGATCATGGCATCCCCATCACGATCATTGCAGCGCCTTCCCTTGCCGACGAGCACTCTATAATGTGTTCGACCCCCCTACAGTTCGGCACTGCGTACATTTGGCGAATTCCACCGTGCTCTATGGTTACTATGCTGCCTATGAACTTGCCATTTGAGAATACGCTCACCGAGTCGCCGTAAGTCTGGATAAGTTCGATCATGACGCCACCACCTTCACGAACGCATATAGCTCGTCGAATGTGTCGAATGGAAATTTCTTCCGTGTAAATTCCTCCAGAGATTTGTTGACGAGGAAACTTATGATGTACCACTTGAGGTCAGTAGCAGTTCTACTTGCGTAGCACACGACTTCCCCGTCCGTTGTTTCTATGCAACGTGAGTCGTTGAAATCCCCGCTGCGTACTTCTCTATACCTCAGCTCCATCGCTGGCTCCTTCCCGGTCGGCCTCCAGCCCCTTGAGATACGCCACAACGTCTGGCTCAACGAATGCCACCATTTTCGGCGGCACGGGTGTGTTGAATATTTTCTCAAACGCCGCAGAATGGACGTGGATGATGTCGCCGGTACGCACGGCGTCTTCAGGCTGGATGCTGCTGCCTGACTTATTGGCGGCCCCTATGAGTGCCACGTAGCCCTCGTTCTTGAGCTTGGTATGTTCCGGGCACATCCCCCACCCCGTGACCGTGTGGCGCTCCATGGACTGGCGTAGCCCCCCCGCCATGCGGTCTATACGTGTCTCCAGCAGGATGGCACCTGAGTCGAACTTGTTGCAACAAACTACGCAGACCTTCTGTTCCATTGATACGTGTGATTTCTCACCCATGATTCTCTCCTGTCGATATCCCGATTCCGATGTTCGTGTCGGAACCGGGATGAGTTGGCTACTTGCGCAAGATACGCAGCATGCTGCGTCCAGCGATGTCAATCATGAGCGCGCTCAAGATCACGCCCGTCCAGAGCATTACCATTCCCAGTGCCTCCATGTTATTTCCCTCCTTTGTTCAAGTGGGCGCAGTGTTTGTACGCCATGTGTTTGTCAAGGAACTGCGCCACGACCTTCTTCTCGTAGGGCGGCGCCTGTGTGTCCACAACCGAGAACTCCAGTCCCCACGGGCTGGCCGAGAACGTACTCTCGACGGCGAACTGGCGTCGTGGCTGGCTCATAGCTCCTCCCCTGCCTCATGGTGCGCGTTGAACGCCGTGCAGCAGACGTCCGCCAGCTCACGGGACATGAACGTGGTGACCTCAAGGAAGTCACTCCCCATGGCATTCTGCTGGCTGGTGTCCAGCACCCGGTACTCGGTCTCCCACGGCTCCGGCGCACTGGAAACCTCCACGATATACCGTGGCGTCTTGGGCGTGTGCACGGGGGCAGTCATGAGGCTCACGCGCTCCTTGAACCTGACTGCCCCGTCCTTGTACAGCCGAAGATAGTCGCCCCGATACATGTCGTACAAGTGCTTGGCATCTGACAGCCGCTCAAACACGTCTATGTTAACAACTGCCTTCGTGCCATCCTGCTGCACGACTGCGAACATCTGCTTGGTAGTCTGACTCATGTGATTCTCTCCTGTCGATATCTGTGGGTTGCTCGCTTCGTGTGAACTCCGCTCGCGCCCCGCTATCCCGGTTCCGATACTAACGTCGGAACCGGGAAGATTTACCGGGTCGGGACATCCGATCCGGCACCTTCAAATCAAACTTCAACTACAAACTCCATTGTACGCCACTGTAAAGCAGATGTCAAGCAAATACCCCTATTAATCAATGAGTTAGGCAGCTTTCTATTCTCGGGTTGTTCGCTTCGTGTGAACTCCGCTCACACCTTATTCACTGTCTTGCTGATCCGCTCCAGCTGCTTGTCGTCCATCTTGTCAATGGCTTCGTTCACCAGCTCGTCGGTCACTTCTACATCATTGTAGATATAGAAGTCGTTCCCAAATCCAATTCCTCCACCGGTCTGGTTGTGCCTGCGCTCAAAGTCGGCCCTGCGCTCCTTTATGTCGGCACGAACGGCTTCGGCAAGCATGTCGTACATGCGTGGCTTTTTGGCTTCGTATTTGGCCTTGGCGCGGACCTCGCGCTCCATGGCAACGGCCAGACGTTGTTTGGCACGCTCGTTCCTGATGAGCTTATCCATGTGGTTTGCTTCAAAGCGCAGCCGCTGGGCCTTCTGGCTTACCCCCAAGAATTTGGCACGTGCCTGAGCAATCCTTACTTTCCAATCTGCAACTATTTTTTCCGCAGCTATCGCTTCGGCCTCAGCTTCCTCCAATGTTCTCCCCCTCGCTATATCCGCCGGGCTGGAGTCAGAAAGAATATTATCTAACTCTGTGTTTAGGGAATTAACTACAGAATTTTCTTCCATGATCGTTTCCTAGTTGGCACTGGTGAATTCCAGTGAGCTAAGTATGGACGTGTGAAATAAACATGTCAATACTAGGAGTACGTAAAACGTCATGATCTTTGACAAGAATTTTGGAAGAACTAATTAGGAAGTTTTGCAGGGTTTTCAGGGAATGGGGGAAATGGCGTTGTGGCTTAGTGGGTTACGTGGGGTAGTGTAAAGCTTACACTTATCTAAGTATTCTTTGATCTGAAGTTCAGGTCTCCCCCGAATAATTGGAGTTCTGGAAAAGAACTCTACACCTACATATATACCCATAGAGTTATTTTCTGACCCTCGCTATAAAGCCATGAGAAATCGACTAGAAATCTAGTTGGGTTTGTGCCATGCCTACTACTACTACTATCTTAAAATATATAATATATATAAGGGGTTATAGAAGGTGCAAAGAGGATAGGTCAAACCCGATCAGTTTTTCTTCATATCCAACAGTGCCGAATTCCCACGCCACTTCGCCACGAAATCAATGACTTACCTAATCTTTGATCTTGATTTTAGGTTTACAGTAATAATGTTTACACCTGTTTTACATCTTGATTTTACCTTATTAATCATGATCTTACGGATACTACCCCCTGTTTACAGTGGGTGCTTTACAGATGGCTTACAGTAAAGCAAAAGCCCCTGCCACCAATGCGCCACGTCGCCAAGAAAAAAACTTTTGTGTACATATATATGGTGTGGAGTTTTTTCCCGTTTCCGACGTGAGCATCGGAAGCGGGATACATGGGAATACGTTTTCGTGTATAGTGGGAACCGTTGCAGCGATTCCCGTTGCAACGTAACCAACTAACGCTAGGAGAAATAAAATGTCTGCTACTACCGAAAATAATGTTGCGACCTTTGGTGCCGCTTTGTGTGCCGCCATCATTGAATTGGACAACGCTGCCAAAAATGTATTAGAAGTGCAGGGTGTTTACCGGTCGGCCCATGCAGCAGTCAAGGCAATGCTGAAACAGGTATTCGCCGACAATGACACGCCGACCTATGTCATGTACCAGAATGCCCGTGACGCATTCGCAACGCCGTACATGGATGCGAAGGGTATCCAGCTGGATTCGGCGCAGACCCGGTTTCGCGAAGTGTACAAAGAGATATACGGCAACGTGCCAGAGAGCATCAACCCGAAGTCACAAGCGAACCGCATTGCCGAAACGGCGAAGCGCGAGGCACGTCAGGCGGAGCTAGGCAAGATGAGCAACACGCAAGTAGATGCAGCAAAGGGCGATGCAGAGAAGGCGAAGGCCGCTGCAATGGGTAAGAGTGACCTTGACGGCGCGTTAACTGCACAGAAGCTGATCGACGAGTACAAGCGCGAAACCGCACGGCGTGAGACTGAGAAGGAAACCGCACGCCGCGCCAAGCTGGTGGAAGCGTTGAAAGCGGAGACCCCGACGCAGGTCGCCACTCGCAAGGCGCTGGCAGAATTCGCCAAGTTAGGCGACTATGAGCAAGTAGCCAAGACAGTAAAGACCAACAAGCTAACCGTGACCGTCAAGGAAACGAAGGCAGCGTAGTAACCCTCAACCTAATGACTGGAGAGTGCAACATGGATATGAATCTAATAGACGCAACTGACGCGGTAATGCTGGATGCAGTTCGTACCGTGCTAACAACAACACGGGACATTGATTTGGATGCGAATGTGTTCCGGCTTGCCCATCGTATTCATCAAGTAGTCGAAGCGAAACTGCGTGCCGATGTTTACTTGCGTAGGTATCACGAAACCGCACGGGACATTGCGCTGCAAGACTAGGCCGCGCCACAAACTAGCCGCCCTTCGGGGCGGCTTTTTTTTGCCTTGAATTCATGAGCTTATCAAGCCGCCCTTCGGGGCGGCTATTTTTTTGCCTGTCGAATCAATCGGTTACGACGTGGCTTGGGGGCGACGTGGCTTGGGGGCGGGGGGGCACATGGACACGGCCCGCGTGGTGACGAAGTCACGTAGCTCACACATCCCAAGGCCAAAAAATCCACTGTAAACATGCTTACACTTCATGGGGGCGCCCCCCGCCACCGGGCCACGAAATAGGAAACGCCACGAAATAGGAAACGCCACGAAATAGGAAACGCCACCGGGCCACGAATTTCTACTCCCACCAGAAGTGTAGAAATTCAACCCCCGCCACCGGGCCAATCAATGGCTGCGCCACGAATTTCTACTCCCACCAGAAGTGTAGAAATTCAACCCCCGCCACCGGGCCACGAAATTTCTACACTTCCGGTGCGTGTAGAAATTCAAACCTTGACAACCCCCCAGCCATCTGGTAAATACCAGACAATGGAGAGCATAAACAGCGACTTGGAACTAGCTCCGTACCTTTTGCTCGAGCTTGCTGCCAATATTTACCCCATCGACGAGCTGGCCGATCGGTGGGGAGTCCCTCTCCCCCACCTGAAGATGCTCTCCCAGCACCCTGCCATCCGGCGGCAGATCGAGCAGAAACGCTCGGAGCTTGAGTCTTCCGGCATGACCTTCCGCATGAAGGCTGCTGCTGCCACCGAGATCATCCTGCAGCACGTGGTGCGCCGCGCGCAGGACCCGGAAGTGTCTCTCTCCAGCCTGCTCGATTCCGGACGCTGGACAAGCCAGATGGCCGACCTGATCCCGCGGCAAAATGCACTTGGTGGCCCGGGCACCGGGTACCAACTCACTATAAATCTTGGTGGTTCTGATAGCACAACCATCACAGCCATCAAGCCGCTACATGTAGTTGACCCTGAAAGTCTGGACATATTGAACGACGCCGACCCACTGAGCCACGCCCCGCGCTGGCTGACCAAAGTAAAGAGCGTGCCGGTGCTGAATATATGATATGTCTGATTGGAGGTTGTGGTGGTGTGGCGATTTGTCGTGGGTGGTGTAAAAAGCACTACCAGCGATGGGCGCGCTACGGAGACCCGATATCCATGAAGATTAGGGAACGTGGAGAAGGGCGACTCACTGCCAAAGGGTATCTGGAAGTGATGGTAGATGGTGTACGGCTAAAGGAGCACGTGCGAGTAGCTGAACGGGTGCTTGGGCGCACTCTCCCGACCAACGCTGTGGTGCATCACGTAGATGGGGACAAACTAAACAACGTGCCAAACAACTTGGTGATCTGCCCGAATGATCAATACCACAGGCTCATACATGTGCGGCAGCGGGCATATGAGGCTTGTGGAGACGCAGGCAAGCGCAAGTGCAAAATATGCAAGCAGTATGACGAGCCGAAGAATCTAAAGTATATGGCACACCCAAAGTGTGAGAGTGACCGGCACAAAGCTAGGCGGGCGGCGTGATAAAACTCACATACAATCCACCAGCTACTGCGAAGAGCTACATACAGTCAATGAAGTTCGCCAGCTTTATTGTTGGTCCATATGGTTCTGGTAAGACAGCGGCTTCAATCATGAAGTTACTCTACGAGGCTGCGCGGATAGCGCCGAGTCCCCATGACAATATACGTTACAGTCGATTTGCTGTCGTACGAAACACCCGGCAGATGCTCTGGGATACTACAATCCCTGACTTCTTGCGTTGGTTCCCAGACGGGGATGCAGGAGTTATGCACAAGACCGAGTCACGGTTTACTCTCCGCATCCAAGACATCCACTGCGAAATTTTGTTTCGCGGACTTGACGACGCCAACGACGTGCGCAGGCTTTTATCTCTGCAGCTCACTGGGGGGATGATGGATGAGTTTCGAGAGATTCATAAGGACATCTATGAAGCTCTCGCCGGACGTATCGGCCGGTATCCGGACAAGATGATCGTGCCACCCAGACCCGAGTGGGGGGTTGACTCCAAAGGCCTGCCAATTGGTGGCTGTGTGCGCGATGACGGGACGCAGGCGAAGCGCCTGTGGGGCGCGAGTAACCCGCCCGATGCCGACACGTTCTGGGAGGAGTTGCTGACCGACCCACCGGACAACGTGCACGTCACCATCCAGCCGTCGGGGATGAGTCCCCAAGCGGATTGGCTGCAGTTTCTTGACTCGGGATATTATGAGAACCTCGCGGAGCTACACAGTAACGACCAAGACTGGGTCGATATTTACGTTCACGGCAAGTTTGGCCGGAGCCTGTCTGGCCAGCCTGTGTTTCGTAGTTTCAACGCAGACGATCACGTATCGAAATTCCCCCTCAAGCCCATACTCAACGGGCTCAGGCCGGTTCTTGTCGGGATGGACTTCGGGCTCACCCCCAGTGCCGTCATCGGGCAGGTGGACCTGCGGGGGCGGGCGCTGGTTTTCGAGGAGTTGTCATCCGAGGGCATGGGCGTGTTGCGATTCATCCGGACGAAGCTCAAGCCGATACTGGTCGAGAAGTTCCCGGGGGCGCCGATCGCCATCGTGGGAGACCCGGCGGGGCGGCAGCGTGTCCAGACGGATGAGAGAACTGTCTACGAGATTATCAAGGGAGAGGGGCTCAAGACTTTCCCTGCCGTGACGAACAGTATCGTTGCCCGAGTCCACGCGGTGGAGCAGTTCCTGAACCGGTACGTCGACGGGGGGCCGGGGTTCCTGATCAACCCACATTGCAAGCAGCTGATCGCTGCGCTCCGAAGCAAGTACCGCTACAAGATCAAGACCAGCGGGGAGCCCGACGTGGTCCCCGAGAAGAATGAGGCCAGCCACTTGGCTGATGCACTGCAGTATTTCGCCCTGCATGCCGACGGACAGAACGGGGGGCACTACCTCGGGACCCAGAGGCATGATATAAAGTCAGTCAGCGCAGTAGGTTGGACCTAACCTTTCAAGGAGATTCGCATGTCAGACCAGTTGAATGCACTTAGCGGCAACAAGGACACCAAGGGCGGCAGCGTTGGCGGCATGTCGGCCACGGCCAAGGCGGGAGAGTTTTCCGCTGGGACGCCGTTCGCAGCCAGTGCCAGCAGCACCCCCGGCAACGCGGGCGACCTGCGCGGCGGCGGGGCGGCGGCGGGGCAGTTCTCCGCCGGACCCCAGATCGCGGCACAGGCGAAGTCAGGCAGCGGCAGCATGGCGACCGACAACGGCAACACCGTCACCAGCATGCCGTCCACGAGCCCGGCGAACGCACCGGGTGGGCTGTTTGGGTCTGGTGGCCAGATGGGCGCGAGTACCAAGTAAATGGCTGGGCTCCTGCAGGTAGCGAGTAACTACCAGCTCGATCAGGCAGAGCAGAAGCGGGCCGCTGAGCAGCGGCAAGCTGAGCCTGTCATCGTCGGTCTGGCTGCGCACCTGCAGCGGCTGTGGCACCCCGCGTGGCTGGCCAAGAAGCCAATTGAGACGAAAATGCTCAGGGCTTTGCGGCAGCGCAACGGGGAGTACGAGGCGGACAAGGCCTCGGAGATCAACAAGTTTGGCGGGTCTCAGGTGTACATGATGATCACCGAGACCAAGTGCCGGGCAGCAGAGAGCTGGCTGAAGGACATCCTGCTGGATAGTGGGGACATACCGTTCGATATCATCCCCACGCCGATACCGGACATGCCGCCGGACGTGATGCAGCAGATTCAGCAGAAGTTCGCGGACAAGGTCATGCAGACCATCGACATGGTGGGGCAGGCGCCGGACCCGACGATGATGGAAGAACTGAAGCACGTGGCCGAGCAGGACGTGCGCATGGCGGTGCTCAAAGCGGCTGGCGAGCGCTGTGACCGCATGCAGGACAAGATATCCGACCAGTTTGCCGAGGGCGGGCTCGTAGAGGGATTTGACGAGTTTCTTGGCGACTTGACTACGTACCCATGCGCGTTCCTCAAGGGGCCCACTGTACGGCGCATCAAGCGGTTTGAGTGGCAGCCGCAGGGGCAGGGCCAGTACACGGCGGCGGTCATAGAGGACTTGGCGCCGCGGTACAAGCGGGTCGACCCGTACCGGATGTACGTCGAGCCGGGCATCACCCGCATGAACGAGGGGTACGTGTTCGAGCACCACAAGCTGTCCCGCCCGGAGCTGGCCGAGCTGATTGGTGTGCCGGGGTACGACGACGGCGCGGTGCGCGCGGTGCTCGATGAAATGCCGCACGGCAACATGAGCAACTGGCTGTGGTCGGCCGAGCTGCAGAAGTCGGAGCTGGAGCAGAAGTTCAACATCTGGATGCGGCCGACGGAGATCGTCGACGCGCTGGAGTTCTGGGGGAAAATCCCCGGCAAGCTGCTCCTCGAGTGGGGCATGGGCCCGGACGAAGTGCCGGACCCCGCCAAAGAATACGACGCCAATGTGTGGATGATTGGCCGGTGGGTCATAAAGGCCACGCTGAACTACGACCCGCTGGGGCGGAACCCGTACTACAAGACGAGCTACATCAAGCGCCCCGGTGCGTTCTGGGGCTCCGGCATCCCCGAGATCATAGAGGACGTCCAAGCGGTATGTAACGCCGCGGCGCGCAGCCTCGTGAACAACATGGGCTTGGCCTCCGGCCCGCAGATCGAGATGAACGTCGACCGGCTGCCGCCGGGTGAGAAGGTCGAGCAGATATTCCCGTGGAAAATCTGGCAGGTGACCAACGACCCGCTGGGCGCGGGGCAGCCTGCGGTCAGGTTCTTCCAGCCGGACGACCGGTCCGGGCAGTTGATGGAGGTCTACCAGCACTTCGCCAAGTTGGCCGACGACCAGTCGGGCATCCCGGCTTACGTATATGGTGACATGGACGTGGGCGGCGCCGGGCGCACGGCGTCGGGCCTGAGCATGCTCATGGGCTCCGCTGGCAAGGGCATCCGGCAGGTGGTGATGAACATCGACATGGACGTCATCGAGCCGCTGGTGACCGCCCAGTTCAACTGGAACATGCGCTACGTGGACGACCCGGCCATCAAGGGCGACGCCGAGATTCGCGCCCGCGGGTCCATGGTGCTGGCCAACCGCGAGCAGCTGAATGTACGTCGAGTCGAGTTCCTGCAGGCGACGGCCAACCCGATCGACTCCCAGATTGTAGGCCTGCCCGGGCGCGCGGCAATACTTCGCCAAGTCGTCAAGGGACTCTCCATGCCGGTCGACGATATCGTCCCATCGGAAGAGAAGATGGAAGAAATGCAGCAGCTTCAGCAGTTGCAGCAGCAACAGCAGGCTGCAGCGCAGCAGGGTCAGGCCGGGCCTCCCGGCCAGCCGGGGCAGCCGACGAGCATGCAGTTTCAGCACGATCAGCAGGGCAAGATGGTGGGGGCCACTGTGTTCCCCGGCGGTGCGCCCAAGGGCGGGCAGGACAGTAACCAAGTGGCGAATCGCAATACCGGGAGAGCAGCGTGATTAAACCTGATGTATGCGACAGCTACAAACTTGAATGCGCGGAAGGGGGTTATCACGACTCCGACTGCGTGTACAAGCTGGCGCTTTATACGAGTGATGCAAACCTTGACTATTCCATCAAGCGATACACCACTTCACTGAAAGGGGAAGTAGAAGCTGACGGCTACACCATAGGCGGTCAGGTACTTACCGGCTTTTCAGCGAAGCTCGATCGCATGAAAGATGGGAAGGGAATTGTTTGCATTTCGTTTGACAGCCCCACGTGGGAGAACTCGAGCATCACGGCTCGCGGTGGGCTGCTTTACAACATGACAGCTGATAACCGGGCTGTTGCGGTGATCGACTTTGGCAAGGACGTGAAGTCTAACTTCGGTCCGTTCCTCGTTGAGTTTCCGCCACAGACCGCGGCGACGGCGCTCATACGATTGGGGTAGGCATGGATGCTGATGAATTGATCGAGCGCGCGGCCCAAGAAGCCAAGCTGTGGACGTGTGTTGAAAAAACGCTCCCCGGCGGTTTCAGGTTCGTGGCGACTGTTGATCGGCCGGATGGTGATATTTACGACCTCGGGCAAAATGCCGAGGGTCAGTTCAGATTGTTTCGCAGATGCGTTGGCACGGAGTTTGAGAACTCACATGTGCGCGTCGGTGAAGTGCTCTCTGATGTTGATCTTCTCGGATTCGGACTCTCACGTGAGGATAGCTACGGCGACGATTACGTTGAGATTGATGGGATGTATTCCGGGTTGTGCAAGACCAACCTCACTTCATAGGAGAAACAATCATGGCTGCGTATACAATTCGTAAGGCTGGTGCGGCGATTACCCCCGACACTGGTACCGCTGTATTTCTGTCTGTCATTCCCGCCACGACCCGCGCGGTACGTGTGCAGGAAATTTCACTCTCCGGCCTTGGCATTGCGTCGGCAGCGAACGAATTCCAGTTTGCTGCTGCACCCACTGGCACCACGCCCGGTGGCGCAATTACTGCGTCCCCATACAACCCGCTGGCTACGGCTGCGTCTGGCTTCACCACTGCCACTACGTACGCTACCGCACCTACGGTTGTTGCGGCTACCGGCCTCGCTGTGGGCGTCAACGCCAACGGCGGCACGTATCGGTGGCTGGCGAAAACCAACTTCGAGCTGATGGCGATGGCTGGTGGCCCCGCCTCGATGGCGACTCTGGCGTACAAGGTCGTGTCTGGTACATCCACGATCGCCTTCCACACGATCATTGAAGAACTCTGACCACTGATGAGAGGTTTTTGGTGTTATATCGACAAAGATATCTGGAAAGAAAGGCCGCCTGATGCCGTGGATCGCGGGCTCCGTCAAGGAGACCACCACGACGACTGGTACTGGGTCTGTCACTCTCTTGGGTGCCGTGTCCCAGTATCGGTCGTTCGCCACGGCATTCGGGTCGTCACCGACCATCGTCGGCTACTCCATCGTGGGGCAGACCGGCACCGAATTCGAGACCGGCGTGGGCACCTTCAACGGCACCAGCACGCTGACACGAGACCGGATCAGATCATCCAGTAACGCGGGTGCGCTGGTGAACTTTTCCGCTGGGACCAAGGACGTCTTCTGCGTGGCGTCCGCTGAACTGATTGACAATGCCAACCACGGCAACCTTGATGCACGAGTCAAGGGCTGGGCATGGCCATAGGAGACGTGATGAAGTCACTACTGAGAATCCTGCTGGGACCTGTGGCATGGTATGCAGAACGCTACCTGCTGATGTACCTCGGCAACAACGACCCGATCTATTCCAAGGTTGGTAAGATCGGAACCGTCGCAGTTACGGCGGCGAACACCTCGTCACAGGGTGGTGGCACGGTAGGTACTGACATCTTTCTGCTGTTCTCGTCGGACACGACCAATGGATCGTTCATCCGCGAAATAAGGGCGATGCCGACCGCTTCAGCAGCAAGCACAGCAACGACGGCGACCGTTATCCGCATTTTTTATGGCACAGTCGGCTCTGGCGCGACGACCAGTTCCAA